CGGTGCTACCTTTTTAAAGAATCCTAACTACCACGGCATTATGCCAGAAGAAAACGCTTATTACCAGTATGGTTGGCTTACAGGAGCGAGACCTGTACCATTTAATAAAGAAGAAATAGTATATTTAATGTTGAATCCTAGAACAAACACTCTATATGGCACAAGCCCAGTAGAGAACTTATTAGACACATTACAAGTATTGTTATACGGTCTTGAGAGTAACTTAGAATATTTCAGCGATAACAATATGCCTAAGGGTGTACTAAAGATACTAGACGCTAATGAACGGCAAGTAGCTTCATTCAAACAGCAATGGAACCAACAGTTACAAACAAAGGACACAGCAGGTAACTGGAAGAAGCGAAATTATAAGATGCCTATGATTAATTCAGATGTTAAATTCGAGCGTATATCATTCAGCAATGCAGAGTTAGAATTGATCCAACAGCAAGAGTGGTTTACTAAGTTAGTACTTGCTATGTTTGGTGTTACACCTTCTGAGTTAGGTTTCACACAAGACAGTAACCGTGCTACTGAAATAATCCAATCAAATGTATTCAAGCGGAAAACAATAAATCCATTAGTACAACTACTAGAGTATAATTTCAATAGATTAGTAATAAATGACTTACCGTGGGTAAAAGGTAAATACGAGAACAAATTAGTATTCGAATTCGAGCGTTATGATGCAGAGGAAGAAATGGCTAAGCGTAAAGTAATTTGGAATGACGTTAAGACTGGCATAATTACTCCTAACGAAGCAAGAAATGAGTTAGGGTATGATTCTATATCCGATGGGGACTCTTTGAGGTCTCCGTCCACTCAGTCTATGTTTGGGGAGAATGGTATATCTAATACTGATACAACCGATATGAAATCAAAAAAAAAAGTTTATTCGAAGGCTTTGACTACTGATGAGCCTTTAACACCTAAGGAAAATGAAGTAACTTATTCTAAGTATGAGAAAGAAGTAACTAAAGTAATCACTGACATATCAAAACAAATAAACTCTTTATTAGCATCTTACAAAAAGAAACCAATCCAAGTAAAGGCACAGAACGACATTATAGACCGTGTAATAGGCTTGTTCAAGTTAACAGGTCTAACAGCGATAATAACTAATATGTTAAACACTAATTACAATGCAGGGTTAGATGACACTGGCAAAGCATTAAAAAGAAACTTCCTACCTAATTTAAGTGCAAAGGATTTCTTAGAAAACTACGTATTTGATAACATTAAAGGTTTACAAGACGAGATGCAACAAGATTTACGGCAGGAGTTACAGCGTGGCGTATTGAACAACGAAACAATCGCCGACATGTCTGACAGGGTAAACAAGGTAATGGATGTAAGTAAGGTACGTGCTCGAATGATAGCAAGAACAGAATCTAATAGAGCATACAATATGGGTCAGTTAGACTCTTGGAGACAAAGCGGTGAAGACGTATGGAAGATATGGTCTAACGACGAGCCTGAGAGCGATATATGTAAATTCTTAACGGGTAAGAAAGTAGACATAAACGATTCATTTTCTTATAAAGGAAAGTCATACGATTCCCCTCCGGGCCACCCAAACTGCTTAAGTTTTTTAAGATTCCAGAGAAAGATAAAAGACGAATAACCGATGCCTTTATAAGCCTTTACTAGTTCTATATATTGATGCCTTTGAAACCAAGGTACCAAAAGGTACTTGACTCGTTCGTGCAGAGGTATGATAAAGAACAGGGTGGAAAGAAATTTTTAACCTGGGTCAATAGTGCTAATTTAAAAAGCAAAATAAACGAAAAATCTTATTCTTTTTCAGTTAAATTTAAAGCTATTGAGGGTGACTTCGTTGAGGGTTATATCTCCACTACTGATATTGATGTTTACCAAGACAAAGTAACAATAGAATGTATTGAGGATATGGGCTTACAGTTATCTCAGGCCGTCATTAAGATGGATGAGGAACATGAAACATTCCAAGGTGACTCTGAATTAGACAAACTAATTAATAGAAACAAAATAGCTCGAGCAAAGATAGTAGATTATGAAATTAAAGACAACGGGAACAAATTATGGGTAAGAGCTAAATTAAATAAGGACCATAGATATTATGATGAATTAAAGAAATCTATTATTAATGGTTTTGTTGATTCTTTTTCTATCGCTTATATCCCTTTAAAGGTATCTTATAAAGAAGTTAATGAGGGTACCGTTAGAGTATTGGAGCGAGTGAAATTATTAAATGTTGGTATGACTGGTATCCCTGTAAATGAGAATGCTACAATTACTAATACTAATTTTGTTGAGGTTGCAACTAAGTCATTACAAGATATGTATTTTGATGATGAGGCAACTAAATCTATTTTAGAAGAATTAGCAAAAGGCGACGTAAATTCAATTGAGGTGAAAAGTATGGCTGATAAAACATTATTTGAAAAGATACAAGAGGGTGTAAAGTTATCTGAGGAGGAAGTTAAATCTTTGGTAAATTACGATTTAGTAGAGAAGAAAGCTGAACCTAAGAAAGACCCAGAAAAAGATCCTAAAGAAGATGAAGATGATAAAGAGGAAGTTAAATCTTTAAAATTAGAAATTAAATCTTTAAAAGAATCTAACACATTAGAATTAAAATCATTCAAAGAGAAATTAGAATTAGTAGAAAAGAAGAACAAAGAATTTGATGAGATTCTATCTGCTCCCGTTTTTAAATCAAGAATGGAACAAATGGAAACTTTATTAAAATCAGTAGATAAAAAAACTCCAGAGGTCAAATCACAAGGCCCATTGGATATGTTGATATAGAGGTGTATAGTTATGGCTAAATTTGGAAATATGGTAGTTGACCCTGTAAGTGCTTACCAAACATCATTTGGTAATTTACAAGTAGGAACAACATTAAATAAAGGAGTAATGGAAAACTTAAAAGCAAGAGTAGATAAAAAAACAGCAGAAATGAAAGCATTGAACACAGAAACTGGTGGAGCAGGAACTACAGGTTATGCATTAATCCCCGTTTATGTTGATAACAGAATAGTTGATACAAGCAGAAAGTTTACTCCTTGGAGAACTTTAGTTCCTCGTGTAACTAATATGGGAACAACTGCAGACTATAATATATTAACTACTAAAGGTGGAGCAGACTTTGAGTATGAAGATGCTGCATTAACAGAATCAGACGACACATACGACAGATCAAGTGTTGCTATTAAGTATATGTACTCTGTAGGTAGAGTTACAGGTCAATCACAATCGGCACAACCCGGATATATGATGGACGGACTAAACCCACAAGGTGCAGGAATTTATAATCAAACATTTGGTAGCCCTATGGGTGGAACTGCACAAGAGACTGAGTTATTGGTTAAATCACAAGCTTTGTATGAACTAGAAGAAGAATCATTTTGGACTGGCGACGCATCTACAACTCCTAAGGAATATTCAGGTGTTGTTGTAAGTCAGAGTACAACTAACCAAAACGACTTATCTAGTGCTGCATTAAAGTTCTCAGACATTGATGATACTTTAGAGTACGCATTCACTGACAGTGGACGACCAAACATAGCAGGTAGTGATATTAGTACATTAAGTGATTTAAGAAAATTAATGGTTGATACTTATAGGGTAAGTCCATCAGAGATGGTATCTGATATTGCTTTTGGTATTAAATCTAAAATCACCTTAGAAACTTTGACAGGATCTATGCCTGTATTACCTTCTCAATATTTAACTGCATCAACTGGAGCAAAACAATTGTTCTTCTTGGATATGGATTATATTGAAACTAGGGTATTACAAGATATGACTTACGAAGAATTAGCAAAAACAAACGATAGTAAGAAATTTATGTTGAAGATGTATCAAGCAACAATTTTCAAAGCAACAAGCTTTAATGCATACATTGACAACATAGCATAATAGAAGGGGGTTTCCCTTCTTATTTAATATTCGGAGATGATTATTTATGACAGGAGCAAGTATAACAGTAACAAATGTAGTACCACAATTAGGCAAGAGTTTAATTTACTTTACAGTAACATTAGATGGTTCAGCTAAAGCAGATTTTAGTAATTACAGAACTGTTGATTGGATTGAATTAGTAGATGTAACATCATTGGCACCAGAACCAGCAACTGCATACACCGCAGCAGGCGATATTACTTTTACAAATGCAACAAATGTATGTAAGGGAATGGCTTTAGTTAACTTATAGGAGTGATTATTTATGACAGGAGCAAGTATAACGGTAACAAATGTAGTACCTCAATTAGGTAAGAATTTAATTTACTTTTCTGGCACTACAGATGCGTCAAAGCATTTAGACTTTAGTGATTATTTAACTGTCGATTGGATTAGTGCAGTAGCATCAGCAACAATGATTCCAGAAGATGCAGCAGCGTACACACCAGAAGGAGATATCACATTTTCTCACGCAAACACAGCAATTAAAGGAATTGCATTAGTAAATTTAAAATAGGTGATAGGTATGACAAGATTTAAAGACGTGGCAGGTTATGCATTAGAGAAAAAAACTATCCTATGTAATAACGGTGCAGAAGCAACAACTGGAACTGTTACAAGAATTAATAATGGTTCTTTATTTATAGACCAAAACCAAGCAGCAGCAACTATGGCATTCCCTGTTAGTGGTTTACACGTAGGAGATGTAATAAACGAGTTTAGAGTAACTGGTGCAATAGGTGCTAAATCAGGTGGAGTAAGCTCAGTAGATGCAGATTTACGTAAGATTACTAAAGGTGCGGGAGCATTAACTGATGCAAGTATTGGAGCTATTACACAAGTAAGTGTAGAAGCAGACACCGCATTGGATTCTTCAAAAGCAAGTTTAGACGAAGTTGTAGCAACAGATTATCAATATTATGTATTGGTTACAGTAACAACCGCAGATAATGCTGAAAATGATGTATTCATAGCAGGTGTTGAAGTAGATTTAAATAACGATATATAGAAATTATGAGGTGTTAGAAATGAAATTTAAAAATATTAGTGAAGAAAAAGTAAAGATAACTCTACCAAAAAGAGATGTGTATAGTAGGAAACAATTTAGAACAATTAAAGAAAATGAAGTATTTGAGGTAGAATTTGGTTTAGGCCAAGAGGGTATTTTCAAAAGGGTATATAAATCTAAAGGCTTAGTTGAGAGTATTGAACCTATTAAGAAAGTTCTACCAGTAGTAGAAACTAAAGTATTAAAAGGTGAAGACGGAAAAGAATTAAGTCGTGTAGAGAAACGAGCTTTAACTATTGCAAGGAAGAAAGCTGAAGCTAAGAAAGAATAAGGGTGTGTATTGGCTACCCACGGAAAGTCAGTAGGGGATGGTATAAATGGCAAAACTAAATGACAGATACAATTCGTATGCAAATCATAATTACACTAGCATAGATTATGATGAGAAGCGTGGGTATTACGGCACAATTCAAAAACCTTTATATAAGTTAGATATGAACACTATTAGTGCTGAGTCAGTAACTTTAGATTCTGAATCTGACCAAACTATTTTAACAGATGTTGCAATTATCGACGGTTCAGTAGTAGCTGGAGATTACACATTAGCTCTGGGAACTTTAAGCGAATCAAGGAACTTAGTATTAACCATCACCGATGGTGATACAAGTATAAGTGCGGGAACAGTAACAATAACCGGAACAGATGATGACGGTACAGTGATAACCGATAGTTTAGATTTAAGTGTAGGCTTAACAAAAACTACTGCTAATGTATATAAGAAAATTACCAATATATCAGTTGCAAGTTTAGCAGGTGAAGGAGTTGGCGATAAGATTAAATTAGTAACCGCAGAGATTGGACTAACAGGTATATTCAGTGTAGCAAATAATGCGGCTATATTAAGTTCAAATGGTTCAATGGTAGGGAATTACTTTACCGCGGCATATAGTAATACTAGTTTTTCAGTAGCAACAGGAACCGCATTAGACACGGAAGTATTCTTTGAAAAGAGAGATTCTGAAGCGGAGATACTTTTAGATTTAGGATTAGGAGAATATTCAATTGATTATGTTAACGGATTAATTTATTACAAAAAGAAAGATAGCACAACAGCAATTACAATTAATTATAAATATTGGGATCAAGCAGTAACAGTAGAAGTAGGAAGTGTTACCATAGGTAATGTAGTTCTACATAATAGCGGTGGAACTGAAATCGGAACTGTGGCTAGTCCAATGTATGTAAAGGAGTCAACAACTGGAGCAGATGTTAAAACAATTACTGGAACTACCTCGAGTGCATTAGATGCTACTACTACTATTAATAAAGAGATGGAACTATTAGCAATTGTAGTTACTTATGATACAGCACCAGTAGCTTCGGAGAATTTAATTATGTCTATTGACGGAGCAACGGCGGGTTATGATTATGTACTTAAATCAGTAGACCCCTCATTAGCTTCCGGAACGGATTTTGAATATACTAAGGAGCGGAAACTAGTTGTTGGTGATGAAATAAAACTAACATACACCAATACTAATACTAGAACAATTAAATACATTATATATTATAGAGAGTTATAGGTGGTTTAGATGACATTTGAGAATGATTTCCAAATAGACGGTAAGGAAGTAATATACTCGCCATACCTTGAAGGCATAGTTAAGTCACTTACTGGAACGATATCTATTGAATCTATATTAAGCGTTAAAGGAAGTACTAACGATGGAACTACTAATACTCAGATATGGTTAGATAGTGATGGTGCTAATGTTGCTAGTGTTGATACTAATGGTGTTGCTACATTTACTAGCATAGCTGGTGCAACTTCAATATTCACCGATACAATTTTCTTAGCTGATGGAACAGCTGCTAATCCATCTATGGCGTGGACTAATTTTCCAACAACTGGTATTTACAATAATGGTGGTAACCAAATAGCATTCGCAGCTGATGGTCAATTAGTTGCATATTTTACTTCAGGTGATGTTAGGTTTAAAAAGATAGTAACATTCAATGGAGGAATACCTCTATATATTGAAGGTCAAGAGACCGATACTTCTGACGCTGTTATTGCAAGAATAGGGAACTCAACAGAATTAACTACAACTGGTAGTAGATTACTAGAACTTTATAATAATAATGTATATACAGATGCATATCTTAAAGCTTATGTAGATCACGAAGGAGGATTTATTGGATCTAATTTTGATACTCGTAATGATGACGCTACAGGTTCGGAATGTTTAAATGAAACAGATTTTGCGACTTCTACTGATTGGACTGAAGCGGGTGATTTTACTATTGCTTCTGGTTATGCTGAGTATAACTGGACTACAGGTGCAGATTCAACAATCACACAAGCTAGTGGTGATTTGGCAATAGCATTAAAAACAAGTAAATGGTATGTGTTTGAATATGATATTACTTATACAAATGCGCAAGTTAATAATATAAAAGCAACAATACCTAATTCAGTATCTACTGAAGTTAAAACATTAACTGTTAATACAACAGGAACTGGTCGTAAGGTTTATTTTAAAACATTACATATACCTGGTGACTTTGTTATTAAGGTTGAAGACTTAGGAGTAACTGTTGATGCTGTATTTAGAATGGATAATGTAAGTGTTAAAGAAGCATTGGGCGGAGATATGAATGCTGCTAATGTAATTGTGAGAGATGAATTAAATGCTGTAACTATAACAGATGGTTCATTAATTATATCTGATGGCAAAATAGTATCGTCTACTACTGTATCCGATGGAGAGAAAGCGGTTGAGTTTGCAATAACTTCTAATGGATTGGGTGCTGATGAGATAGCATACGGTGATTATAAAACTATTATTACTGATGCTAGTGATGACGCGTCATCGTTAATATTCGGGGATTATTATAACTTAGATAAAACAGCTGGTGGTAGTGCATTCAATGTAGGTGTTGTATTTACTGGTGATGACTGGGATCAATGTGTAACCTCTCTTAACCAACAGCTAACTTTAAGTAGTATAACCACAGTTTCAGGAAATGGGGACGACATAAAAATGGAGACTGCCAATGCTGATACTTCGGGTTCTGGTGGTAATTTTTATATTAGTCTAGGCGACGCTGCAACAAGTGGAACTGGTGGAAGTTTATATATTAAACCAGGAACTGGCATATCATTAGGCGACGGAAATATTGTTGCTTGTTGGGATGCAACGGGAAGTTCAGCAATAGGTAATTTATTCGTGGGAACTAACACCCCTGGCGATTCAAGATTTATCAGTTCTGCAAGTACTAATGACGGAACAACTTACGCAGGGTTATTCCAAGATTCAGATTTCGCTAATGTAGTAACAATTAATAGTAATGGTGATGTAGTTATATCTGGTGACTTAACTGTTAATGGAACTACTACTACTATTGATACTACTACTTTATTGGTAGAAGATAAAAACATAGAAATTGGTGTAGTTGGAACACCTAGTGATGCTACTGCAAATGGTGGTGGAATCACATTAAAGGGTGCAACAGATAAGACTATAACTTGGGATAGTACTAACAGTAATTGGACATCTAATCAAAATTGGAACATAGCCACAGGATTAGATTATAAGATTAATAATGTTAGTGTACTTAATGCAACTACTCTAGGTAGTGCAGTAGTTAATTCAAGCTTAACAAGTGTAGGTACATTAGGGAGTCTAGCGGTAACCAATGGAATAACAGCGAAAACATTAACTCTTACAAGTGCA